CACCACCACACGGTGCCCCCACACGCATCACCCGAGAGGGACACCCATGGCTATCGTCCGCGCCAAACAAGCCTTCGCGTACTTCCACAAAGGGGTTTCACGCATCGTCAAACCCGGCGACCTGTTCCACGACAGTGACCCGGCGGTCAAGGGGCGCGAGAAACTGTTCGAGCCGGTCGAGTCCAAGCTGCGCGGCGATGCGCGGGTCGAGTCGGCGACAGCAGAACCAGGCGCCCTGCGTTCACTGGGCCGACCCCGCAGGAAGGCCGTCGACAGCACGGATTCGGTTACCCAGCAAGACGATTAACCGGCGATGATCGACTTTGTGGATGCGGCGACAGCCACCGTGCGTGACTGGTGCGGGTGGCACGTCACGCCACAGGAGACGGTGACGATCACCGTCGACGGCCCGGGCACACCACTGCTGGTGCTGCCGACGCTGCGGCTGGTCGCGTTGCTGGAGGTCGTCGAGGACGGCGTCGTCATCGACATCGCCGACCTGCACTGGTCGACACGCGGGCAGGTGCGCAAACGCGGCGGCGGCCGCTGGACATCGACCCTCGGCGGCATCACCGCCACGATCACGCACGGGTTCGAGTCAGCGCCCGGTTTCGACGCCGCGGTGCAACAGGTCGCCGCCGCACTGGCCCGCGACCCCAGCCTGGCCAGCAAGCGGGTCGATGATGTTGAGCACCGGTGGATCGGCGGCCCACTGAGCGCAGTTGAGCCGCTGATCGCCCGCTACAGGATTCTGCAATCCCCATGATGCACAACACGTTAGGTGGTCAGGTCGTCGCCCTGGTCACCGTCACCGAAGACGCCGCCGCCCCCGGCTACCTCGGCCTCAAACCCAAGGTGCGCACTGTGGCCCGCCAGGCCGGTGTGCATTTCCGGCAACTGTCCAGCGCTGAGGACGATGGAAAAACCGATGTGGCGACGGAGGTTTGGAAACTGACGTGCCCACCTACCCCGGCCGCGCTGGCGGTCAAACCGGATGACGAGGTCCTCTATGACGGCACCAGTCACCCGGAGAACATCGACCTCGGCGCCGCCCGCGCCGAAACGTTCCATGTGCATGGCCCGATCGCCGTCAAGACAGACCTCAACGGCGACATCAGCCACGTCACGATCTTGTGCAAACGGCAGGTGGGATGATGGGCAACCCGTTCTCCAAATTCGGTGTGTCCGACCGCGACCTGGCTATCGCGATCCGATCGTCAGCTGAGGTTGATGCCGGCATCAACAAGTTCATGCGGGAGCAGGCGATCCCCTACGCCAAGAGCATCTCACCGGTCGACGACGGCGATTATGCGGCGTCGTGGGAGGTGATGGTGCCGGCGCGCAACGGCCGAGGCGTGTTCGGCCCCAAGGTATGGTATGCGCACATCGTCGAGTTCGGGTCCGGCCCGGACAAACGCATCCGCAAACCGCCCCGCAAAGGACTGAAAACCGGGGTCCGCGCAGTGCGGACCGGTGATGACCAGTACCGCACCGTCGGCCCCAACACGCCCACCAAGGCGATGGGGATCGCGCAGAAGGTCGCCGAGCACTTCGGCGGATCACTCAAAGGCGGCATCGATGAGGTGGTGATCGACGTTGACTGATCCGCTGCACAACCGCACCGCACCGAACATCGAAGATGTGGTGTGTGCCTGGATGCAGCCGGTGATGCGCACCGCGGTTGAGCGCGGACTGGACGATACCCTGCCGTTCTGTGAGGTGACGCGGATCAGCGGCGCCGACGACTGCACCGCCGAGACAGACGATCCCGTCGTCCAGCTCGACTTTTACGCGCACGGGGCCGCAGAGGCGGCGACGGCCGCCGAGGTGGGGCACCGCCGGATGCTGCGGCTGCTGCGTGAGTGTCCCACGATCGAACTGCCGGACGGCAGCACTGCCGACATCGACTGGGGCGAGACCCTGATCAAACCATTCCCAATGGCCTACGCGCACGACAAGATTCGCCGCTACACAGCCCGCTACCAGCTGGCGACATCATACGTCACCGTCGACTCGTGACGGTGTGCGGCCATCAGCCTGGCCGTTTACCAGCCCACAGCAGTTAACCGGATGACCACCTCCGGTCTGTCCTCTTCCATCAGAAAAGGAGAAGCGCATGACGCTACCACTGATCGGCACGACTCCCGCGGCTGGTGGCTATCTGACCGCCGACAACCGACTGCAGGGCGGCCACCGAACCGGCCTGATCGCAGTGCTGTTCCGCGATGCCCGCGGCCCGGACACCAACATCAGCCCGCACAACTCCGACGGATCGCCCGCCTGGTCGCCGTTCGCGCAGGACGGGCAGCTGCGCGCCGACTTGCTCGCGCAGAAACTCGTCGACGGTGTGTGGGTCGAGAACCAGGAGGAAAACGAGGGGTGGTACCTCGCCGGCGCCTTCGGTGAGGGCGCGGGGCCGTCGCAGCGGCCCAGCCTCGACATCGACGACCAGATGATCGAGCAGTCGAACTTGCCGTTCGAGTCCGACCTGACCCGCTGGGACGAGCCGTTCAGCTTCCAGGCGCTGCAGAACCTGCAGCCCGCGATCCAGCGTCTCCTCAACAACCTGCCGCTGTCGGCGCCGGATGGCAGCCCGCTGGTCGAGCTGCCGGGTGAGGCCGACGGGTACGCGCAGGTCGTCGAGACGGAGAAGATCGGCCGGCAGTTCCTGCTGTATGGCATCCGCAAAAAGAACGGCAAGTTCCTGTACGAGGTTGACGCCTACGACTACGCCGTCCTCACCGACAAAGGGGAGCGTCGGTTGGGCAAGCGCGGCACTGCGGCGGAATTAACGTTCAAACCCGAACTGTCGGGCTTCTACATGGCGCACGTCGATGGCGAGTACCGGCCGATCGTGAAGTACACGCACATCGGCGGCGAAGCCTGGGCCGACATGGCCGACGGTTCGTGACACATACCTCGCGGGGCGCGCGCTTGGGCTGGGGCGCGCCCCGCGAGCCCAGCCCACACCAGCCCGATAACCCAGCCCACAGAAAGAGGATCAGCCCATGACCGAGCAGTCCATCGAGGACCGGCATCCCGTCAAACCGGACGTTGCGCGCGCCCAGGCAACCGAGTATCTGGGGTTCCTGGGCAGCGTCATCTACGACCTCGGCGACGGCGAGACGTGGGAGTTGCCCAACCCCGCTCTCATGCCTCCCGACATGAAGGCGCGCTACAACGAGCACCTGCGGTTCCTCGCAGAGGACCTGGACACGATCGAACGCACCGACCCGATCACGAAAGAGACTCGGCAGGTGCAGAAATACCCGCTGCGGTACCGGGACAAACTCATCAACGACGAGGAGCTGCTGTGCATCGCGTTGATGGGCACCGACGCCGTCAAGGATCGGGAATCATACTTCGAGAACGGCGCCCTGCCGGCCATCTACCGCAAGTTCCTCGCGGCCGGTGGTGTGCCGGGGCAGATCGGCGCCGCGTGGCAGATGATGGCGCGGCAGATAGAACGGCGCCGCGAATCGGACCCGAAAAGTCGATGAGGCGATCGCGCTTTGGTCACGGTACCCGGATGAGATCGAAGCTGACCTGAGGATCCACTGCGGCGTCGACATCCGGGCGTGGCACCGCGGAGACAGGGATGAACGCGGCAGTCTGCGGCTGTCGAGCAGGTTGCTGATCAACCTGATCCGCGGCCTGCCGGATCGGTCGCTGTTCAAGACGCACGCTGGTGAGCCGTTCGGGCGCGGCGGTGACTGGACCATCCTGGAGAGGATGATCGCCGCCCTGCACAAGGAGGTCGCGGCGTACCGCGCCGCGCAATATGCCGGCGGGCCGCACGAGTACCAGTACGAGGTGTTCCTGTCGCCGCGTGAGGCGGAGAACCAGTTGCGGGAAATCGACGAGCAGTTCGAGTTCCACGACCAGGAGTTCGGCAAGTTGCTGGCGGCATTCAATGACTGAAAGGGGTTGTGCGGGTGGGTATCCCGATCCCAGTCGAGCCAACGCTTGATGAGCGCACCGCCACCGCCGCCGCCGACCGGGCGCAGAAGCTGTTCGCCGACGCCGGTCGTGACGCCGGCCGCCAGTTCAGCGAGGCATTCACGTCCGGCGCCAAGAACGTTGACGACGACCTGCGCAAGATGGCGGAAAAGGCGTCCGACGCCTACGACAAGGCGCGGGACGCCGCGGGCAAACTCCGCGCCGAGGAAGAGAAACTCAAGCGGCTGCGGGAGCAAGGGGCGTCCAGTGACCGCATCGTCGCCCAGGCCGAGAAGGTAGAGGCAGCGCGCCGCGCCGAGACCCGTGCGATCCGCGACGCCACCAACGCCTACCGGGACTATG